GATAAGTTTCTATTGTTATGTCAGACCACCTATCGGGTATCGTTAATTTAACTTCCTTCATTACTAATAAATATAAAAATTGATTATTTGTTTTTTACTACAATATATAGTATTTGCCACTATGATTAATAGCTAGTTTATTTAAACATAAATATCTAACCGCATCAACTAAATGGTCATTAACTTTTACAGGTGTATTTAATACATCACCATTTTTATCTGTAGCCCATTTATAACCTCTAAATTCTTTTATTGCATTTAAACTATCTTTTGTTATATGCAATTTATATCTTCTCATTATATCAATTCCTAAATGTATTCCTGCGCCTTTTTTAGCAGGTTTTATATTGAAACCTTGTCTATATATTTCTTCGATTGTTTTAGGTTCTGCTGAATCACCTATTATTTCGGACTGTCTATCTATTCTAAATTCTCTTAGCTTATTTGCCAGGTCTGTGTTGGTTAATCTCTTTTCATAAAGCATTTCCTTAATATATAAATTATCATCAGATTGGTATACTGCAACTAAAGCAGATGGTGAATTAGTAAAACCAAAGTCTAATCCATAACCAATTAATCTGCCTTGCACTTCATCTACCAATTCAAACTTTCTAAATATCATTGTTTGCACAGAACCAATTTCACCTAATCCATACACTTGCCAATAGTCAGGGTCTAAATCTCTTAATCTTTCAATCTCAGCTACAGTATCTTCATCTAAAAAAGGGTTTGCTTTATATGTAGATTTAATAAAGGTACAATCATCACGAACTATTACCTTGTCATATATCCAGGAATAAGGGTCTGAGGGGTTATAATCTAAATAGATTTTTTCTGTTGTTCTTAGTATAAGCTGTTGCCAATCTTCATAGGTAAATTCGTTAGCTTCGTTTAACCATAGATAGTTACGCTTACGCCCTCTAATCTTTTGGCTTTGGTCTACAGAAATAAATTCTAATAAGTTTCCATTAAGTTGATATGATAGTTCTGATTTATTGTGGTTTTCTTCAGTATATAAATCTAGTTCTTTTAAGATTTGTAACATATCACGATATGCTGTAGCTTTTAATGCAGGTAATGTTTTACGGCAGATAGTATATGTTTTGCCTGTATCTTCTAAACATTTAACTATAAATAATTGCGCTAAGGAATAGCTTTTACTAGAACGAGTACCACCTTGTAAACAGGTTATTCTAGTTTCTGAATTGTATGCCTTGTGAAAGACATTAGTTGTTTTAATCTTTGCCTGTGTCAATCACTTCTATTTTAAGTTCTGTTAATGGTTTATCACCACTTGTAATATCTAATTTTTCTGCATAACCTCTATCTCTTGCTTTAGATTTTAAATAAAAGATGATACTTGTTTCTTTACCTTTAGATATATTTTTTATCAATTCACCCTCTACATAATCTATCTGTGCCTGTTGAATATCTTCTACTGCTTTAGCAAATTCAGGGTCGTCTTTCATATACCTATAGTATGTGCTTCTACTTATATTACCTGCCTTTTTACAAGCGTGATATATTAGACCTTGTGTTTCTTCTAATGCTTTTAATAATTTATCTTTTTTATTGTGTGCCATTTGTACTATTTTATCTTAACATTATAACCTTTATCTTTTAGTTCGTTGTACAGTTGTTTTGCTTTAATTAAATCATCTTCTTTTATAGTTATTGTAGCTACATCTTCTTTATCTTCTTTTATCTTGTCTATATTTAAATCTAAATCAATATGCTTAAAACCCCAATCAATTAAATTATCTATATCAAATTCATTAGCCAATATATCCATATCAAATTCGCCTGTGTTTTTATTTAACCTTACATTTAATTCTCTTTCTTTTTCTTTACTTAAATTTAAAACTACACAACCAACTTCTTTATATTTTAATTCTTTACATATTTTTAAACGCTGATGCCCACCAATCACTACAAAACCATTTTCATTGATTATAATTGGATCAACTAAACCAAATTTTTCAATAGACTGTTTTAGGTCTTTATACTGCTTTGTGCTTATTTGTCTTGGATTATATGTAGCAGGTTTTAATTTATGTGTTTTTATTTTCTCTATTTTCATTTCTTAAATTTTTTCTCGTATTCTATTCTTGCATATACTTGGTGACATACATTCTCCAGGTGTTTTATCCTGCAGAACATATTAAATGCAGAATCGGACTCTGCCTTATTGTGGCATTCTCTACACAAGCCCATTAAATTTTCGATATAATCTTTATTTTTACTACCACCCATTCCCCTTGCGTTTAAATGGTGAATGTCTACTGCTCGGTCTTGTTGACAGAATTCGCAAATTACAAAATCTTGTTCTCCATAATCGAAGAACTGCATATATATTTTAGTATGCTTCTTCAAGTTTCTTTCTTGGCATTAATTTTAAATCATCCTTGTGTGATGTTACTAAAAATTTTCCTTTACAAAAATTACAACAACTATTTTTCACTAAGGTCATCCTTACACAACGCAAACAAAATCTAAACATTTGGCTTTCTTTATTCATCTCCCTTGTCCTCTATATTTTTTAATCGGTTTATTATTTTTACTATGTATACCTTTACGCTTTTTGCGTTTTTTTATTCTATGGTCATATACTATTCTCTTAGCCATTTGTTTTACAACTATTTTGATATACTTTTTTTAATTTGGATAATGTTTGTTGAACACAGCTACTACAACCACTTGGTTTTTTATTGGCTTTAAAAACCTTATTATATAGCTTTACCATAATAGCCTGGTCATCTCTTGTTATTGTTCCTTTATCCAATCTAGGTAATACCGATTCATATATAGATATTTCATCATCTGTAAATGGTCTACTATAAGGAAACATTTGGTTTAGTTTTTTCTTGCGTTCTTCACACCCACAATCTTCACCAAGTATTTTTTTTGCAACTTTATCTATTCCCGTTGCCTTTAATACCTTTTCTACTGAATCACCCAATCCTTTACTTTTTACCATAGTGCTATTAAAAATAAAGTTATTAATGCTATAATTGTGACTCCAACTAAAACATTAGCTATAAAATCTTCTTCGTTTTGTAACATATTATTTTTCATTTATTAAATAGGTTTTTACATTTGTTATTGCTTTGTGAAGAGTGTTGCGGTTTATTTTAGTTTCTCTTTGCATCTGATTTAAACTAAATCCCTCTCGGTAATATATGCGAAAAACCTCCGCATCGAACCAATATAAATCTTTTAATTTGTCATCTATCCAATTTAATCTTTCTTCTATTAATTCCTTTTCTTCTATTATAAAATCAACTTCATCTTCGGTAATTTGTTCCACTATTTGCGAAACGTGATATTCATAATACTTTTTGTATTTATAGTAGTACCTGCTTGTTTTACTAAAGAATTGATTAACCATTACACGAGCCACATAAAATGTCATTTGCTTCTTATCTATAATTTCTTTTATTCTATCTTGGTCACATTTATATAGTTCTTCAATTACAAAACTTAATAAATCATCTGACCCCCTGCCACTACTTATATTATAAACCATATCCTTTAGTTTATCATAGTTTGCCACAAGGTATTCGTTTAACATATTTTTATTATAGAGGGTATATTTAGTTGCTTCATTAAATTATATTCTACACTTGAGATTTTAGAAATATCTACCTCTGCTATGTTTCCAAATCTTTTATGTAACCTTTTATAAATATAATTCTTTATAGAATTGTTTTTTTTCAAATCTCGTAAAACAAAACATAACTCTGCACCACTCTCAAATAAAATTGTAAACAGGTAACTGTTAGTATCTATATAATCCCAATGCAATCGGTCTTTTCTTGTGTTGAAAAATGTGGGTTTAACTTTCATCAAATAATCCACCCTGAACAGGTGTTGGTTTTATTGAAAACAAATAACAGTCAAAAATATGCAAACCCAAATCAGGGTCTACCATATTTCTCAATACCTTTTTTTTGTTTTTTATATTAGTGTTTTTTATATCAAAACCATAAACGATACTACTTCCTGTTATATTATTATGGATTCTTTTTGTTTTAACTTCAAAATTACTAATTCTAAAGTTCGACCAATAAGCGTGTCTATGTAATTTGTAAGAGGGTTGTATTAAATAATCATAATATGGAATAACATTTTCTACAATCCATTTTGTTTCTATTTTAGCAAAATGTTTTAACAGTATTATTTCTTGGTATAAATCCATTGCAGGGTATAATGCTTTATATTGTCCGGAGTGAACCCCACAACGCCTTATCTCACTATGAGAAGGACAAGGTGGACTACTCCAAATAAAATCATATTCTTTATAGTGGTCTAATAAATATTGGTGTGCATCTGTAACAATAACTTTGTCATTAGGAAATAAATTTTGATAAACAGCAGCAATATCTTCATCATATTCAATAGCAGTTACATTACAATTTGTCCATAATTTTCTGTTACCACCAATACCTGAATATAAATTTAAAACCCTCATTTTATTATAATTTTAAATAATTTATTATTGTATCTAATGCTTCATCTATTCCTTTACAAACACAAGATTTATAATTTCTTTTATTTAACTCTTTTTGCCAATATAATTGTTCCTTAGTTGGCTTGTTATAACCAACCTTTAATTCTATTGCCAATCCATAATAATCACCTCTTGGTTCATATATAAATAAATCAGGAAAACCTTTTTTGTAGCCAGACTTTTTAGCTTTTATACGCTGACTAAAATGAACTTGATATTGCCCACCCATACTACCACAATATAAAACATTGTTAAGATCTAAATATTTACAAACTGCTTTTTGTAATTGATATTCTTTCATAGTGGTTCGAGTCAAAGAGGGGGGTGTATAGAACACTTTTAAAGCTGTGTGATGACCAAATCTTAAAACAGCTTTTTACACCCCTTACCCCCTATAATATTGTTCTATAATTTCTAATTTATCTTTTATACTTAATTTATTTAAAAATTCTGACAATAATAAATTGTGCTCCCAAGATTTCATAATTCTAAAAGTTTCTCGGTGAATTTCATTTTCGCTATAATATGCTTTTCGTGAATAATTAAATTTCTTCATAACAATTACTTTTTAATCCATTTTCCGCCACTATTAGGATTATATATATATTCATATCCAAGTGACTTTAATTTTTCTTCATATTTTTTTCTACCCTCACCATCCATTTTTTTATATAAAAATTCATCAAAATAATCAGGCATTTTATTTTTTTCTTTATTAAACCCATTGTTTACCCATCTCTTTAATCTTAGATTTAAATTCCAGGTGCGCTCAAGTTCCCACCTCATTTTACTACTTGATTTATTTAACTCAGACCAATAGGCATAAAAATTTTCTAAATCTTCTTTATCAAAATCTTTGTGGGTAAATACCGATTTTTTAAAATCGTGTATTCTATTATCTATTTTATTTTTACTAATACTTTTACTACTACTAATACTATTACTAATACTAATACTAGCATTGCCGTTGGAATGCGGTCGCATTGCAGTCGCATTTTTCCACCTTTTATTAGCGTTCTCTTTGGCTTTGTTGCTTTTAGCATTAATATCTTCTAGATGATTATTTAAACGCTTAGAATAAAAACAACCATCTTCTACTACAAACAAATCAAAATCTTCTATCACTTGTTTTAATTTGCTAGAATCACATTGTAAGCTGAACGCTAAGGCATCGTAATCATCTATACATAGTTTGTTCTCCTCATTAAATAAAAGTTCTAAGATCGCCCAAAATATGCCGTATGATTCTATTCCTAATTTGCTTCTCATTTTAATTACCTTGTAATCATTAAAGCTAGTGGATTCGTGTAAAAAGTAAGTTTTCTTCATAATCGTTAAATATAAAAAAAATGCCCATATTAAAAAATACAGGCACTATAATTAAAATGGTGTTTCATTGGATTCTTCTACAAAAGTGTTTTCTATTCTCAACTCTTTAACCATTAGAGTATTATAAAATTTTCCCTTAAAATCATTACTTTTTATATAAAAATCTATATTAACTATTATACCCTCTTTTAATTTATGATTAGTTTCTATTACATTTATTCTCTCTTGTCCAAAAATTTCAAACTGCTGAACGTGATTAAACCCCGTATCTAATTCTTCTATTGTAATTAGTTTTTTAACGAAATCACCTTTTTGAGTGTTAATGTTTAATGTTTCTATACTTTTAATTTTTCCTCTTATTTTATACATCTTATTTATTTATTAATTATTACTCCTTTTAAATGCATCTGCTTCATCTTCACCAAATACATTGTTCTCATAAAAACCCGCTAATTTTAAACAGGCTCGGCTCATTGCTCTTTTCTCTGCCATAGCTACACCATAAGAATTTTGATTATTCTGCGGTGAACATTCGCCAAAAGTTTCAATTACTTTATCACCCATTTTAGCTGTTGCTTTTATTATAACAAATTTCAAATCAGATGAATTATATATTAAATCATAATTTATATCTATGTTATTAGAAGCCTGGATTTTATCTATTCCGCTTCTTGTTATTATAGTGTAAAATTTATGTTTAAAATAATCTTCATCTGTTAAATTATTTTCTACAAATAATCTGTTTAATATTTCTTGTTTAGTTTCCTGCATCTTTAATTATTTAAGGTTAAAAACTCGTTTAAATTTATATTCAGATAACTACAAAGATTGTCAGCTTCTTTTAACTTTAAATCTCCTGTCTGTTTTAATTTACTAAGCATTGTTGGATAGGACATCCCAAGTGCTTTAGATAGTTGTAATTTTGTAATCTTGTTTTTATACATTGCAAAACTAATAATATCCTGTCTTCTTCTATTTAAATCCATATTAACTATTTTTAATTTAAACACTAATTTAATCAAATTATTTTAATAAACTAATAAGTTTATTTAATTCTATCTAACCAACTTTGTACTGTACTAACCATACCATTATCTTTATTTAAATAGGAACAATTACCACTATGACTATGTTGATGTTTTCTTTCTATTTCTTTAGCTATATCTTCAGGAAACGGATTTTCACCCTCCCATTGTTCCCATTCGGCTTGTTCTTCTGCTGTTCTAAAGGTAGATGTATGTGTATTACATTCAAATACACTTTCTAATTTATATTCCCTTACATAAGCATATTTAGGTGAACCATCTTTTTTAGTGTATCGGGTATGTACTTTAATATCTCTAGTGTCTATTGGCACACCTGCTTCTTTTAAGTTTCTTATACAACCTTGCAAATCACCTATACCCAAATCTAACATAGCTTTTTTAGTTGTAATTGATTTTCCTGTTAGTAGGTAATCATAAAGAACTTGTTTCTGAGTACCCTCTTTAAAATTAAAATTCCTCATTATAAAGTATGTTTAGTGATGAATTGATTGTTTGACATTTGACTAATTAAATCCTTAAATCCTGTGATTTTTTCTTTACTAGATTTAATATGGTTTTGAAATTGTCTTACTTCCTTAGTAGAAGAACTACCATTTAATTTGTCAGTAAAAAATTCAATGTCTTTTTTTTCATTATTAATAAATTTCTCAAATACCATTATACTTGTTGATATTTGCTCTACATCCATTTGGATATTCTTATATATTTTAGTCATCTTTTTTAATTTTAATTGGGGGGATTCTCACCCCCCTGTTATTATTTATCTTGTGGATTATATTCTATCCAATTTTCTATATATTGTTTTGCTGATTTTACTGTCTTGAATGTTCCAAAATATTTACCTTGATTATTCCAAACTTCCCAACCACCCCAATTAGGATTAAAAGACGTTCCCTCACAGAAATTATCTTCATCTCTACCCTCTCTTGTAATTCTCCAAGTTTTACTATCTGAGATATATGTAGTTCCCGCACATAATATATCATACTCTCCTCCGTTGATTTCGTTTAGTGTGGTTTTTGTATATTTTGTTTTCATATCGTTTTTGCTATCGTTTAAACAAATTTATAAAATAAATTTAATATAACAACTATAAAAAGAAAAAAAATTTAATAATAAAGTAAAAATTATTGTTTTGACAGAGTTGTCAAAGGTAGAACAATAGGTTGTGTGCCATTATTTAAAACGACTCCACAAGCTATTTTATAAGTTTTAGGGAAGAATCGTGAGTAAGCCATACTGTATGCCTGTCTATTTACACCACACCCTACCTGCATACCCCAATGCTCACCAACAGTAATAACGGATGCTTCCGTATGTATGTGACCTTGTACGGTTGGTTGTCCGAATTGTAATGCTTTATTAGCAGCAGCGTTTCTGCCACTTGTTCCTGTTCCGTGTGTATATATTACACCATCTATTTTATGAACCTCTTTAAAGTCCCAATTAGGCGTTCTAAGGACTTCATTATAATCTCTAACCCATTTCTTACTAACCCCCACCTCGAAACTCTTACGCCTTACAATAGCATCGTGATTTCCAATACAAACTTTAGCGTGTTTAAAATACTTATACCAGACCTGGATTTTATCTATTGCCCTATCCAATTCTTCACCCGCTCCATAACCATCAGGGTCGGCAGTATGAAAAGAACTATAATGATTATCAATAATATCGCCAATAAATACTGTATCAGTACAATTAAATTTTTCATAAGTAGCTATACAATGCTCTAAATATCCATCAAGACAAAAGGGTTCGTGCAAATCACCCACCACCAATAAATTACGAAAATCGTTTTTTTCTCTACTTCTATACTCTTCAATTAAATTCTTTTCGGTTTTGCTAAGTCTTAATCTATAGTCTTTTTTCAAATTATTTTTTCTTAATTTTTTCGATGGAGCGTCCTGCAAAGTAGGCAGAATAGCAACAAAGTAGCAAAGTTTGATAAATTGGCAAATATGCTGATGATATTGAAAACCCACCCAAATTCCCATCAAATACTGATATTACTACAAACACAAAGGTTAAAAATATCAAGGTTAATGGTCTTATATTTGCAGGTAGCCAACCTGCTTTAGCATCTGCTTCCCATCTTCTTGTAACTTGTTCTTGTGCTTGGCTTTCAGCTTTAGCTATTATTTCACGCAAGTTATTTTTTAATTGTTTACGCTCTGCATCCGTAGTTACAACATTATCCACAATTTTATTAACACCATTTAAAAAATCACCGCCTAATAATTTGCCTATAAAGTTCATACCGAATGATAGTTTAGTTTATATCTATACTTGGTTTTATTGTTTTCATCTTTATAAGCCACAAGAATCTGTCTTCTATTGTCTGTCACCTTCCAGCTTATGTGAATCCAATCGGGTTTGCCGTCAATTGATTCTGTGCTTGTTCCAAATTCCAAAATCATTTGGTCAAACTCTAATGCCGAATCTATAACAGCTTGAAATATCATTAGATTATCCATTTGCCCCCTTTTAAAATATTGTAGGTCAATGGCTTCTGCCTTTGCGTGTTGACTGCTTTTTTTACTGCCAATCGCTTCACATAATGCAGGAGACCGATAGCCACTCGTAACTCTTAATGGTCCTAAACGGTCACGCAGAACCTGTAAAAATTCGGTGGCTAATAGTCTTAATTTATATATATGTTCTTTAGAGGGGGTATTATCTATACCCATTCTAACTGCGGTATTGCTTCTTGTTAATTCCTCTAATGTAAAATTTTTAGAAAGTTTCATTCGAATTTAGCTAGATGAATTTTCTCGATTTCGTCTTGAATTTCTTCTTTTGTCGCTTCTAATTGCATCATTATATTTGCTTCAAATCTTGCAATTTCAATATCATTATCTAATATGATAACAGTAGGTACTGCAAATATATTATGCTTTTCCTGTAATTCAGGACTATTGCAAATAACCACATCTGATTTTTCACAATCTTTTAGAATTGAAATATCATAATTATTATCTGCGTTCCATTCACTATTAAAATGAATTACAGATACTTGCGAATAGCTTATAAAAAATAAACTACTTATTATTAATGTTATATAACCTTTCATCTATTTTGTCAATTTTGGTCTCAATTTTATTTAAATGTTCTTGCTGTGTTTTTAATTGAGTTCCGTTATTAAGGATGGTCTGCCGAATTAATTTATCCTTTAATTCAAACTCTTTCTCACTAATAGGCATTTCAGGTAATGTTTTAGCCACTTCTATTTCCGCCTGTAATGTGAAATAAGTAGCGGATAATGATACTATACCACCGAGCAATAAAACGATAGTTTTAATATCTAAAGTTAGATTTGTTGATTCTGATACTTTCATTTTTTATTACAATTAGAACATTTATTACTAGATACTTTTTCTATTCCACTAATGCCAAAACACCCTAAAACAACCCAAACAAAAGAATCGTAAATAAATTCATTTACTATAAGTTCTTTTCCTACCCATCCTGTAAGTAAATCAGCTATCATTATTAAACACATTATTAAGAAAGCAACAAATCCAATTATGGCTTTTTCATTCCAATCGTTATTATCTTTAAATATATCCATATTGTTATTGTTTTATTTCATCAGCAAAAGGAACATCTTCGTTTTGGTCTAAATCATCTTCACAAACATTACTGTGTGAACCATCACAATATCCATCAGAATTGTTTGTTTGTCCGCATATACATTTTTTCCTTGTTGCCATTATTTTATATTATATTTTATTTGACCATTTTCTATATATACTCCTTGTGGTTTTGCAATAACATCACCATTAAGATTATATAAAAAACCCGTATTTTCTGACTCTTTAATTAACTGTGGTAACCCAACATAACAAGGTAATCCTGTTTCACAATCAAGGTATTCCACTATGTAGATGGTGTCACAGATTGGTGGTGGTGGAGTACATTCTTCTATTAGTGTTGGAACCGCACCATTTTCATCTGTTGCATCTACACAATCTATCCACCCATCATTTATCCAAGAGTTTTGAACACAACCCTCTGGCGAATACTGTGTCCAATTAGCAGGGTCATCTCCACAATAAAAACCTTGAGACTCAGCACAAGCAATACACAATTCTTGAAAATCATAATCTTGTGAAAATGAAATTGAAAATATAAAGAATAAAAACATTAATTTTTTCATATTAATATATTAAATAGTTAAACCCAAATTTACACTCGTATATATGTTTTCCCCAATACTTCAAATGCACACCCTCAACGAACAATCCTAAATGTTTGTTAATCCTAACACCTAATATAGCCCCTGAGTCCCATTCTAAGCGTTCTAAGACACTTTCTCCATACTCATAAGAGAAACTATCTAAACCATAGTGTAAAGGCATTAGATTAGCCCAAATGTGAATCCAAAAATTAGGATTATATTTATAGTATTCTAAACCCATCACTAAACTAAGTTCTTTTTGCATACCCAACGCCTCTAATTCTTGAGCATTAAAATCAGCTATTGCTTGTCCAAAATAGTGTTTGTAAAATTCATCATTTGAGGTAGCTAATAATTCGCCATCTTTAAACCAATGCCACGAACCATTTACGAACTCACTAGAATAACCAAAATCTTCTGCTAATTGTGGAAACGATTGTTCGCCAGGAATCCAAAAATCACGAATAGGAACTATACCATAAGGATTGTGTATGCGAAAAACACCACCAAGACTAAAATCAAAATCACCTTTAGTTATTCTTAATCGGGTATCAAATGAATTATATTTTAAATCAACTCTCTGATTATCGGTGTATTGTATTTTGGTAACACATTTATTTCCTAAATATCTTAACCAAAAATTTTGTTCTGTAAATTTATCACCCCTAGTTCTTATAAAAGAATAGTTAAAAAGATATTCCCAACCTAAAGCATTGCCTATTGTAGATTTATCAGAAAATGCTTTCTCATTTCCATAATACCAAGTTTTAACTTTATACTCATAATCAAATCGTGCAATTTTTCTAATTCCGATAGTTAAATTATAATCATAAGGATTAATTTGAGTTACATTTTCATAACCTTTAGAAATAGAAATATAATCTTCATCTTCAACCATACTTGTGTTTATACTCATTGAGGTATATATAGTGGAATATTTGAAAAAATCTATTTGACTAAATGATAATAGCGGTAATAATAATAGTAAATACTTCATTATGATAATTTTATTATTTGGTATGTGACATAAGCCAAACCTGTCCAATCAACGCTGCCATGGAAATTGTCGTCTGCATATAGTTGTAAAGCCACATTATCAATGCCCCCGTTAGCAGTCGATGTTATACCACCGATAGTAGGAATATAGGTTACATCCGTTGAAATTCCTCGCATAAAATCCGATATGTAACCCCAAGCATAACCATCTGCGGGGTTGTGAGTTACTGCTACTGTAATTCTGGCGGAGGTTCCTGTTGTGCCATAATCTATGTAGATTTGACAACTCAAGGGAACAATCGCATATCCCGCCCCAGGTGCTGCCACTAAGGTATGAGGTGTAGAATTGAGAGCGTGAAAAACTGAATCCGCTAGAGAAATTTTATCTGTTTGAATTACATACTTAGAATCTAATTTCTTAGATGTTCCTGCCGAACTCCCTGTGGTGTCGCTGACATCCACAATCATATATAAATCACCCGTACCTGTGTGATTAGCTAGTGCTGACTTGTCGGTTAACTTTTGTCCTGCCATTTTTATTTAATTTTTTAATATATCTTTTTAATTTCTTAAAATTCTCCACACTCTGCGGATATTTTCTTCTCTTAACAGCCATAAATAGTAATATCTGCGCCCTGTAAAAAACTCTTTAATCTATTACTTCTAGGGACATTAGAATCTAAATTTATTCCTGCATAATAATTTCTTGTGGTAGGGTCTAGGTCAGAACCTGTATTACTTGAATACTCAGGAAAGGAACTTGTATTATCTCTTAAATAATCTATACACCTTTGTCTGTAAAATTCAGCTGCATCTGTAGCGGTGTCCATTAATGGTTTTATGTCATCATAGGTAGCACTTGAAGATTGTTCTGTTGCCCCCATAACCACCACGCTATTATTACTGAAGCGCAATCTAAGATATGGTGCAAGTGTTGAAAATGCAAACTGAACTAATGCAGGTTGGATATAAGTTTCTACTAATGTTTTATAAACACCCGATAATGTGTCGGCTTGAATCTCTGTTTTTAATTTAGCATCTAAATCAGTTCCTAGAATTGGTAATATATTCATATCCTGTGCTAATAAGATATAAGGCATAATTAGGTTATCATCTACAGAACCGCCTAATGCAGTATCTTTTTTTAATCGTGTTGCTGATATATATAGTGTATGTTGTATCGCCATATTTTAATTATTTTACTCCTGGATAATGCCCTCTATTTGGCATATTTTCAGGTGCTATTACTGCATCTTTAATTCCTCTTGGTTTTGGTGTGTAGCTTTTAGGGATACTATCTGTTTTTTTATAGTCATCCATACTTTCAGCATCTTTTAATTCAGTTCCCTCTTTTAATCTATATAAAATAATTTTCCAAGCGTGTCGACAATAAACCCCGCCTTTGAAGCGAAATAAATCGTATGCTCTACCCTTGTGTCCTAATTGTTTATTAACACCCTCACGACTTGCTTTATCTATATCTTCTAACCTATATACAAACCCCGCTCTAGCTAGTCGCATCATATTCTTGCAGAAAGTCCTTGTTGATTTACTTGGTTTTCTACTCTTTTTAATATATTTAAATCTTACTCGATAATAGGATTTATCTAATTGACTTGGTAAATCTTCCTTGCTCCTTATTTCATCTGCAAATTTCTTTTTATTTTCTTTAATTAAACTTTTAGCCCACTCTTCATAATCATCAATTTCGCCTTCATCCTTTTCATCTACTATTTCCCATTCTTCCTCATTTATTTGCTCACCTTGTAATTCTTCAAAAATTAAGTTTAAATCATCATCAGACATTTCAACTAAATCTTCACTATCTATATCTTCTTTTGTGACACCCTCTTTCTCTTGGTCTTCTTCTGATTGTGTTTTAGTAACTTCTAAATCAATGAAATCAGCAGGTTTAAGCGATTTAAAGTATAAATCAAGGTTTATATCATTAACTTTAAATATCTTCTCTAAACCCTTTAAAAGCGTGTTTTGGAATGGTACTATTACAGTATTTGAAAAAAGTGAAAAAGCATCTCTAAGTTCATCTGCATTATTTCCAAGTCCACCACCTTCTGCTCTTATTCCAAATAATATAGGACTTGTAACTCTATGCCCTGCCAGAATCTGATTTACTGCTTGTTTACTTATACCTTCCCAAGCAGACTGTGCATCATTCATTTGGATAGGTTCTATTGAAGGTGCAGAATCACCCCCCTCAGAAAATGATAATAATATTTTGCCTGCATTATTTGAACCTGCAAATTTAGAATTAATTTGCCTTTCTATAGTTCTTCTTTCTTCTTCTGTAGGTACTCCGTTTTTAAAAGAAACGTGCATACTTGGTGTCATTCCTGATGTTATATTAGACAAATGAAATTGCGATATCTCTAACTCGCATTGAATCCAATTCGTAGCTGCTATGTAATCTGGGCAAAAACCATAAAACAAAGCAGGGTTTTTATCTCGAATCATTAAGATTTGACTTGCCTGGCTTCTATCTTCTGTGCTAAATGCTCTATATGGTCTTGGTCTATATTCACCTTTTTTAGCTTTTGACCAATCTGCACTATAATAATAAGTATCTATTTCGCCATCTACCATTTTACCACTACGAATGTACTGAGCGGGTATATGAATCATTTTAGCGATTTTACTCCTATCTCTTGACCATATTACATTTACATAGCAACCACCAAACAATTTTAAATCCATTGCCAGGTCTTTTAAAACATCATCATCAGAATTGTGTAATAATTCCGTTAGTCGCAAATAAGATTCTTTGGTATCAGTAGATTCATCAACATTAGTTGCTGCTAAACCCTCACCATAAATCATTGCTCCTATTGACTTAATTAATGCACCATTAATGGCACTTCCTAAGAATAGTTCTAGCAAATAATTAGGGTAAAGGTTATCCTCACCAAATGAAATCCAATCTTGCTGTGGGTTTTCTACTAAATGAGGAATGTTATAATGTGATAGTTTTATTAAATCTAAATTCATATTAATTAGTTAAATAAACGGCTTCTGTGTCAGAATCGTTGTTTGTATATTCACTATATTGACTTTCCTCAAAATTAGAAGCGCCGATAGCGGTTACAGGGTGCATATTTACTACTCCATTATATAAAACAGATTTTGCATTATCAGGATTTAATTCCCCATTGGTGTCTGTTTCATATATTGTGACATTATAAAAACCTAAAGGAAAATCTTTATCACCCACCTTGATTTTTCCTGCAGATAAATCTTCTACAGCATCGGGGTTTGTTTGATAATACCAAGAGGCATAAACCCATCTATCAATAGAATTAACATTAATACCACAAGCAGGATTAAAGCTTGTCCTAGTAAATATTTTAGTTTTTTTTGTGAATTGGCTTTCTAGCTTAAATAAAAGGTAGGGATATGTCATAGCATAATAAACAGTTCCTAATGATTCTGTTGAGGTGGTAGTCGGGGTTTCCACCATTTTATCTCTTAAATTAATACGACCCCCCATAGTATAACTCCAAGAGGTAGCTGCCATTTTATTTACTAACGCCTGTATCATAATATGTTATTTTTGCTTTTTCAAGAGTATTAGTTTCTGTATTATATCCTATAACAACCCACTTATATTTTAACTCCTTTTTTTTATTTTCCGAATCCCCCATCTTTCTTTATCTTTTTAGGTTTTTGTTCAGTAAATTTAATCATCCAAATCATCATCACTATTATCTTCTACTTCACTATTTTCAGTAAAAAATTCGTTTCTAACATTTTCAATTAATGCAAGTATTTCCTCTTGCGACAATTCATCTAAAGGTTTATATATTCCCGTCGCGTTTGAGTTTTTATGTTCTTCTTTTAATATCCAAGCCATACTATCTTTACTATAAATATAAAAATTAAATAATTGTTTTTTAATGTACAAAAAAAGGGGTACAAATAACCCCCTTTTTCTATTAAAGTAAATTGTTATTATGTTCCTGCAACAAACGCTATCTCTGCGTGGTCATCTAAATTATCAAAAGGGTAATCGTCTGTATTTGGTCCTGCAGTTGGTTCTATTTGTATCGGTGGTAATTTTTCATCAGCAGTAAACTCTAATGTATAACCACTTAAATCACCTTTTGCCGATCCTGAAACCATAGTTCCACCCGTAATGTTTACCCCTGTGTTCATACCCAATAAAAATATATTATCATTTGCATCCCGAACAAAAATTTGACTTCTATTGTAAGCCGCTAATAATAATTGATTTGTGCTATCGTGATTTATTTTTTGTAATGTCACAGACAATGTTTGATTGAAAAAAGTTGTTCCCGTAGCGGGGTCACTATTAAAATTAACAGTCAACGAACTTAATTGTGGTCGAAGGTTATATTTTAAAAGTGTTTGTTTTGAAGATGTAGGATCACCGTAGGTACTCCAAGCTGTAAAACCCGCGTTAGTCATTTCACAATTAGCTATAGTTGCAGAACTTTCTATATTACCGCAATAATCAGGCATTATATATAAGGTTCTTAAACCACCTATGCTATCTTTACAATCTACTTTTCTTCCTAGTGTTAATTGACAAGCCATTTATTTTTATTTATTAAAAGTTAATAAAAGGGGAGTATATTTCAACTCCCCATTTAAGGTATTATTTATGCGTGTACTGATGTAGCATAAACACCATCTGTACCTACTGCAGTTTGTACACCCATTGCAAAGTTCATTACAACTCTTACATTGTCTGAACCATCAAATTGGTATGTTGGTATAACTCTTGCTTCTGTCCAATCGGTTGCAAGGTTAGTACCTACTACAAGGTTTTCAGGATATGTAGCAACAATAGTGTCGTTAAACATTCCAGGACAAACATAGATTGGGAAGCCCATATAAGTTAATCCACTAAATTGACCTGCTGAACCTAATGCTTGAAATGTAGTTTCTGCTGCTAATTTTTGAGCATATAAAGAATAAGTTTTGTGATTCATATAAAACCCAAATCCAGGTTTAGATAAAATACCTTGTACTGAAGCTACTACTTTATCGTAAACTGCTCCTAAATCAGTTAAAATATCTGTTGTAGATATAGCACCATCTAAAGTAACTTCGTGAAAATCTTTCATAGCTGATGCCTCAACACCTGTATCATCTAAAGAACCATCATTTGATTGAAAACCAACTAATGCAGGATCACCTGAACCTTTCCAAATCATATTCTCAATATGCGCTCCTGCTTTTGCAGCAACAGTTGCTAATAAGAAATCTTCAAAAGTTCCTGGCAAATTACCATTTCTATCCATATTTTCACCAATCCAAGTAGGAAAGACAGTTCCTCTACAAACTTCCTGATTTACTTTCATATCAGTTAAAGTAAGTACTTGTTCAGTCAATGCTAAATTTGCAGGTGCATCAGTTTCAGAAAAACCACAACCTGCTGCTTGAATAGGATCAGATATTCCTAAATTAGATATTACTGCTTTACTATTTAAACCATCTATTTGTCTTACATATCCTTTAGCAATCGTGTCTGGTGACTTAACTGCAGCAGTTACATAAGGCAAACTTAATTTACCTGCATAGGTGTTATCAGTTACGGTTATATTAAACTGATAATCTTTACTTAAATTATAATTCTTTGCCATTTTATTTAATATTTATTGTTAATGTAATACGCTGCCCTTTCTTTTGTAGACAGTTTCTTTAAATCAATAGTAGCATTAAAATGCTCACCTTCAGGATTGTATTTAATACCTTCCGTAGCAGGTTCATCACTTAATTTTACTATCTTACTTTTAAGTTCTTCAACTTGTGACATAAGTTCACCAATTATTTCTGAACTCATTTCAGTTTTTTCTTCTTCAGAATCTTCTTCAGTTTCTTCAGACAATTCAGCAGATGCTTCTACTTTATCTGCTTTTAAATCAGCTACGGCATCTTCTAAATTTTTAATTCTTTTTTCCATTCCTGCCCAATCATCAACTGCCGCTTCATCATCTTCTGCTAATTCTTCTTCTTTAGATTCTACTTCTTCAGAAAGTTCTTCTTCAGATGCTTCAACATCTTCAGCTTCTTTTTCTTCACCTAAGTCAAGAATTTCAGATGAATCTCCGATAGTCATTTTGTTACCATTTTCCATTGTATAGCTACCCGCCGACAATACTTCCGCTTCGCCATCATCACCAACGGCAAATACTTTAGACCCAATCATAAATTGCTCATCTTCTGTAGCAATAGTACGACCATCATCTAATTTCATTTCAGCGTAGAACTTTACGCTATAAGATTTAGGTTCATTTTTCATTTTTAAGATATTTAAAATTTTTTCTAGAGTTCCCATAACATTAATAAATATAAAGGTGTTTAAATTGTTTATTTCTTTTAGCGTTTTACTGTCTTGTTTTTGATAGCGGCACAGACTTTAGCTGCCGTTTCTTTGTTACCATATTCTTTCATTTGGTCTCTCATACAATCATCCCAACTATATTTTAACATAGCTTTTCTTTTAGCATATGCAACATATTCTAACATTTTGTATTGTTTCTTTCTTTTTTTTCTGCCTGTTTCGGCGTGTTCTTCTCGCATTGTAGCTGTAGAATGGTCATCACAAGGCATAAATAGTTTAACACCATCTACATTGTGTGAATGTGCACCTGAGCAACCCTTAAACATTTCAGCATATAACATAGCTTCTTCTTTTGTTCTAAATAATGGCTCACCATCTAATGCGCCTACAGGTCTTAATTCATTTTGTAGAATAACATCTTTAATTTTACCCATCATAAATTCATCAGGACAATCTTCACACACTTCATCTAAAATATCTTTTTGTTTAGATGCTTCAATTAATTTGTCTGTAAAATACCCTTCAATACTAAAACCACGAACTTCTTTGTTTTTTATAGCGTCCCAAATTTCAGGATTGTTTTCTGCACTTACTTGTACAAACCAACTACCCACAGGCAAATTATTAAAGCCATACATATTTGACTTGTCATATTTCTTATCTTCTTTAATCCACGATTCTACGACAGTTAAACCCTGTATTGGCTCTTTATGTTCAAGGGTGTGATTATTGTTGTTTAGATTAGACATAAATAGCTTCTGCGCCTGTTTAATGGTATCTTTAGTAAAGAATACATCGTATTCCTCATTGGTGTCTTTATCTAGTCTTGGAATCTTTTTATCAGGAATTAGAATTGCACCAATTAATTGTTTCTTTTCTTCATCTACTTTTGCTAATGATAAAAAGTCATTATTGAAGAATACAAAATTTTCCTCGATAGCAGGAAATTTAACAACACTAATAGCATCAACTCCAAAGTAATCTGCAGTTTCATCTATTATTAATTCTATAAGTTTTCTTTTTTTTGCCATAACACTAATAAATATAAATTTTGTTTTTTTGTTTATAATGTGGATTGAATATCTAGTTCTTCTTGCAATGCTTGAGCATTTGAAATATCATTTTCTACTACATATGCTTGTACAGGTGCAGCACCACCAAATGTGTTTACATCTATTCCCTGTACATTGGGTATTAAGTCACCTAATCCTTGTCTTTGTCCAGGAACTGATGGTTGTGGACCCGAATCTAATCCACCATCATTACCATATGGTAATTTGGTTGCTCTAATTTTAGCGACATTTGCTAACCCTGAAGCAATCGCGCCTGCCGCAACAGGAATCCCCCAAATTGGACCTGCGCCCCCACTAGCAACGGGTGCTAAAGCATTTGCTGCCGCACTATAGGTATTAATAAGAGTAGATGATATTGCTAAGGCTTTACCTGCCTTAGATTCTTCACCCGCTAATTCGCCAAATTGCATTAATGAGTTGGCAATTATATCTCTTTTTGATTGGGCAGTTAATTTTTCTGTTTCAATTTCAAAATCGGATGTATCTTTAGCGATTTCTTTTCGCCTTTTCATTATCTTCTCGAAATTGTCTAAGTCCTTTTGTTGAGTGCCTCTCCTTTCTAGAGATATAACCTTTTCTTGTTCACCTCGTTTTTTCCTATCTTCTGCTATTTCTTTTTCTAAAGCAGCTTGATTGGTTAAGAACTCAGATTCTTGACCACTAATTCTTTCTCTTAAATCTGCTAATTCAGCTAAAGCATTTTTTACATTTACCTTAAATTGAACATTTTCTTCATCCGTACTTTGTTCAAGTAATGCTAACTCTAACCTTTTATCTGCAACTTTTTGTTCTTCTGCCAATTGCTCCTGTAAAATTTCTCCCAACCTTTCATTGGCTTTTAACCTTTCTTCAGGTGTTTTCCGAATATCATCCCTAATTTGTCGCTGTATCTCTGCCTCTCTTTGGTAGGTTAGTTGCAAAATCCTTTGGTCAGCTTCTGCTAATAAAACTTCGTTTCTTAATTCTACAATTTGGTCTGCTAAAGCTTTGGCTTCACCTAGTCTACGAGTAAAACCTGTTGCCTGACCAACCAATTCCAACGCTTTAATAAAAAACCCAAGTTTACCTGTTGCTCTAATAACAGCATTAGTCATTTCTTTTATAGGGATTGTATTATTAAAACTTTCAAAAAAATCTTTTACAACACCCGTAGTGCTAACTCTAACAATGTCATTAATTAAACCCTTCATAAAAATATTAAGAGTTTCAAATGCTGTATTAGTGGCATCTAAAATGAGTTGATTATTTCTAAGGATATTAAAAAAAGTGTCAAATGCTCCGTACACAGAGCGTATCACTAATGCTTTTAATGATACAGCAACTATTGAAAGTTGACCTACTAAATTTTGCATCCCTGTGGCTGTTAGGTTCGTTGCCTCGCCTAATTTACTCATTTCTCCTGTTCCGTCCTCTACGCCTTTTTTAACGCCCTGTAATTCCTTTTCTATCCTGTCTAATTTTTTTAAGACATCTTTAGCATCTAAATCTAATTTTATTGTTCTTTTTTGTGACATATTATCTAAATAATTTTCTTATAAATTGTTTATAAATTTCTTTAAAATTTGTATGGTATTCTTCCATACCATAAGCAAAATCTAATTCCCTACCTTTATATTCCACTAATTGTAAATGGTCAATAGTAGGTATAATTATTTTGCTTGTTGCTTCTATATATTTCTTTAATTCCATATTAAATAATCTCCATTTTCCAATTCTATAATTCTAAAATTTTGGAACAACGCCCAATTCTCACCATAAGGTAAATATAAATTCTCTATTAAATTTATATCTAAATCTACTGTCAAAGACCACAAACGCTTCGTATCTGTGCGGCTATCATCTAAACCAAATCTTAAAACACCCTCTGTGGTTGTGTCTATGTGTAGTGTGGATGTTGTTGTATGGGGGTGTAAAGAGAATTCACTCACACCACCTGCAGTACCTAATTGTGTTATAGTTCCATCTAAATTACTAAAAGCCGTATAGTAAGAAAATGCTTCTGTTGAACCTACAGTTTCTACAGTACTTGTACCGCCAATTACTGTTGCCGTTCCTTTCACCCTAATTATAGTGTTAGAATTAGTAGGTAATACTATAGGTTTCAAAGTTTCGTTCCCCTCAAAATAAGCATAACCCCGAGTAGTACCATCTGTATTACCTGATAAAACAAACCGGTGACTTTCACCCCTTAAAATAGGAACGCCAAATCTTGATGTTTTATGTTTTATAACTATATCATTACTTTGTGTAGGCAATATAGAATGGCTGTATTTATTATAATCATTGCCAATTACAATTGGTTTATTTCCACCAATTTTGTTGTATAATAATGCTTTTAACCCACCCTTTTCAAATATATTAATAGAAGAATATATATTTTTGATATACATTGGTAAACTACTTGCATTAGCTTGACAAGGGTATAAACCATTTGCTGCTTGTGATGTGTCCTGCCATTGCACAATTCCACCATTACCAATACAACATTCGGGTTCTGCATATATGCCCAACATATCACCTGTGATTGATGGTGTACATCCTGGCGTTCCTTCAGGACACCAAAGGTATTGATTGCCACCATAAAGATTAGAACCATTTAAAAATCCTAAAACATAATTACAATTTAGGTTGTTAGATAATGTATTTAAACTTTTTATTAATACAACTTTGGTTGATGTATTTCCTAAAACTTGATAGTTTTCTATTTTCAGAATACGCCAATAAGTGTCTTTTATAAAAACTTCATCATTAAATTTGAATTGGAAAATATCAACTTGACTTAGATTTAAATAACATTCCATTATTCGAGCGTTATCGTTGTAAATATCATTTAAATAAGGTCGCCAATATAAACCATACAAGGTGTTACTAAACCAACTACCAATCTGTTCACTATAATTAAACATACTTAAATTACCGACTAAAGGCGGTGTGGAGTTCCAATATAAAGACTTATTATCTGTATCTAAATTTGTAATTCCATCTGTAGAGGGAGTTATATCAAAAGGTGAACAATTGGGTAATTTATCAAAAGCTATAGCCACTAATGAGGGAACACCAACCGATACAGACACATAGTGCATATTTACAGTTATATCTGCGCCCTCAGAATTTCTTAAATCCGACGGAGTACCTCCATAGTAATATAATTTAGGTTTAGTGGCTTTAATAGGGTTAGTAATTATCCCTTCCCTTTCTTCATAGGAAAACTCATATTGTACAGTTAAATTTGGAATAAAAGTTCCGCCTTGTGTGTCAGAAGAAGCGTAAACCTGCGAATTTATAAAAGGTGAAAATATAGATTCATTTTTTAATTCACCTGTGGCAAAATCGTTACCCGTTTCTGTTATATTTACTTTTCCAAATACATTTAAAGTTGGCTCTTGTTCTTTTATTTCTTTATTTAATATATCTACATCTTCTTGGTCTGAGAATAATATGGTCTTTTTTTGTATGTCACTCGTATCTTTTACAATTACTTCTTTAGATGTATCTAATTTATCACTCCAATATTTTATCTCCCCCCCCTCTATATAATCTTTATATGGCTCTATAATTAAATTAGTTTCATCATCAGGATTGGTAAGAATAACCAAATTAAATCTTTGTACTAAATCTTTTAAAAATGCTTTTTGAGTAATTGCGGGGTCTATACAAGATGGAACATCAACCTCTTTGTTGAATAATCCTGTGCCTGAACCATACCAATTAATAGAAATTTTACTATATAAATCTAAATCCAGGTTACCACTTACAGGGTCATATTCATCGGTCGTACCTAAAAAAAACCCTGCAGGTAATTTTCCAAATGTAAATGTTTGACCTGTAGCTGTTGCTTTTACATTAGTAACCCTTGCTATTACTTGAAAGTGTCCATCTTCAGGTACATCATCTAAGTCTAAAGTGTGGTTTACTATCGCCTGAAAATCATAACCCAAAGCACTTCCTATTCCATAATTTCCTGATTGTATAGAATATGGAGACCCATAACTTGCGCCTGAATTTATATCATAAGGGACAACCATTGTTGATATTGTAGCACCCGCATTTGTTAATGTACCTTGTACATATTCTGAACCTGTAGCTATAAAACTCACATCTAAACTTGACATCGAATTACTTTTTTTAGTAAAGTATTGACCCGAGGAGGTAAATACAGAATCATTGTCTTGGGGTATTGTAAAAGAACCTATAGGGGATGTAGTATCAACATAAACAACTCTATCAAAAGTCATATTTTCATTGATGGTGTTAAAAGAAACATTACCCCAAGTTACAGCACTTGCTACATACATAAAACCTGTTGGCGCTTCATCACTATTTAAAGAAGGTACTTCATCAGATTCTAAATGCCCACCTGTGGTTGTAAATATTCTTCCGAAATATGAACTATCTATAAAATTGGATGTATACGAAAACCCTGCCTTTGCAATTATAAGTTTCAATAATGTTCTTAGTTGGACGGCGGGTCTAAATTGAGTTACAGAAACACTAACCTGTTCAGCTTCATCATAACTCATAGAACTAATAGCAGAACTATCTAATCTCAAGAACCTTTTTTGTGCAGCTCCTTCACCATTAAAATCTGTTGAATCATAATAAAAATTAGGTTGTGTCAAACTCATTGGGTACATTACCTTTTGTACACCCGCAGAGGCATCTCTTAATGAATCACCCGCTATATTTGTAAAAGATGATGTGCTACCATCAAAGGAGTTTTTTACATTAGACTCAGAATAAAGGTGGTTTAATTCAGCACTATAACCACCATCACTTTCTTTAAATACATCTTTTAACCTTTTTTCACCAATTAAACTAAATAATGTAGCACTATTAGACATTAATACTATCTCATAATATTGTGCCTTTTTATATACTGCTTTTAATTGTAAATTACCCTCAAATTGGCTCACACTACCCGCATATAATATTGCCTGGAATTTTGTTTTAGTATTAAAGACTAATGTTTCTAAATTTACTTCATACCAATTTTGGAAAAATTCATTATTGTTTTCTGTAAATGGTAATTTAAAGGTTTGAGAATAACTACCCTTTCTTGTTTCAGGTTCTTTAATATCGCTAAACTGAAAATTTAAAGATATATTAGGTTCTTCTTGTAAATCTAATTCATAGGTAGATTCTACAGTTGCCGAACTTGTTGCCTTTCTATATGCTACTAATCGTGCGTTCATTAAGTGTTGGTGTTTCTAGGGTTAGCATATTCTATATTAATTGTGTATTGAATTAGGTTATCATTCGCAACTGTTTTTTTAACAAAACTTGTATCTGTTACTATTACAGATTCTGTGTAGGTGGTATCTGCATTAGCAACTATATCAACCCTATTTGATGTTATTAAACTTTCTAATAATTGTGCTTCGCTTTCAACTATGAAATCCGTCTGTAATGTTTCTTTTAATATCGCAGTAACTCCCCTTGTTGTTTTACCTCTACCCGTATTATTATAGGAATAATATTCCCCACTAAAATTACCCAAAATGGTTTGATAATTATCTCTAGTAACTTCTAAGGTTTGAGTGGACTTCATTTTGAAATTATAATAGTCATAACCCCCTTTACTATTAAACCAAGCTAAGCGCCTAATTTTAAAACCTTTACAACTACCTTTTGGGTCTTTTATAAAGTAATAAGTTGTTGTTTGATAAGATATAGTCCCTGTATTATTACTGCTTCCACGAATTGTGTAATACTTCCAATCTGCATTTCCAGAGTCGGATGGCTTTGCATCAGCTTCAATTGATTGTGCTTCTAAATTACCAGGTCCACATCCAAAATAAATTAAAGCATTATATTTAGTAACTGTACCTGTAGGAACAAAACCACCTTTACCGTCCACATTGTCAATATATGAGGTTTGTAATAATGAGTTGGAGGAGTCATAATAAGATATCTGTATATATTTGACATCAGAATAAAAAACGGCTTTGTTATTTAAAAAAGCTACTGTATGGTAATCTCCTGTGCTTGTGGTAGCATCCCATTGGACATAATTCACAGGAACTGCAGAACTTGTACCAATACTAACCCCTCTATTATTATTCATTTTTGCTTCTATCACATCACTTAAAAAATAATTATTAGGGTAAGAGGCACGATATTTTGAAAAAGCATCCCCCTGTATAAATTGAGGGTCTGCACCTGACACCGCCTCTCGTTCTGTCGCTAATGGTAATGAAGCATATAAATACCACAATGTATCATTAACTGCTCCCGTTGTTACATCAGCAGGTGATGTGTTTTCCGCTTCACTATAATTTTGGTAACCTTTTGCATAAATTTTAACTAATTGTCCTTTTGCTTTTAAGGTGTCACCACTTTTACTAAAAGGGTGTGTAGCTTTATTTTTACCTACCAAATGTATTGTACTATATGGTGGGTCTGTTAGGTTTTGGTCATATACCGTTGGCACTACTTTAGATTTTATTATTTGTTTTATATCAAAAAACGCCCTTGCTGTATTAGCGGTTATGTCATCCGCAAAACCATTCCTCCTTTGTCTTATTACACCAAGTAAAGTGCCTGTAGCGTCATCTTCTCTAATTTCTAATACCAACTTATAATAATAAAAAGATGCTATACTTGCATCCTGTTCTAACATATAACCTATAGCGGGAGTCCAATTAATAATAACGGGAGTCATTGTTTCACCATAGGTTGCATCTAATGGTTCTTGTGTAAAGCTGAGTGCCATAATTTAATCTTTTAATGTTTTTTCTAATAATACTTCTAAATCATCCGCAAATGCTTGTACTATTTTTTTTTCTTGTTTTTTTAATTGTGTTGTAAATGGTCTTGTAAAGAACTGTGTCCTTTCTAACCCTCTTTGATATATTGCTCTTTGTATAAGAAAACCAAAACTTTCATTTGAAATGAAACGCCCTTTTTTATCTCTACCTTTTAATGGTTTGTTTTTAATCCAATTTATTAATGGTTGTCGTGGTGGCATTTTGCTACCAAATTTAAAAGGACTTCCTTGCCCTCTCATTCTACCACTACCTTTATATCCACCTACACCTTTTACACCTTCATCTACAAATGCCCAATAATCATCTGCTCTACCAAATTCAAATTCTAAGGTTACAGTATCTTTTGTATTAGTAACTAAATAGTCAAAATCATTATACAATGTATTGGCTTTGGTTTGTTTCTTCTTCTTTTTAAGAATAACCCGACCCTCTTTAATTACGCTACCGCCTAATTTTTGTAATGATTGTATGGTCTTGGTAAATTGCATTATGAATTAGCTTCTATTGGTGATATACAAAGGTTATTAGGGTTGTTTACTTGCATACTAAGGGTTGCACTCCATCCTGTTAAAAGATTGTTAAATCGTGCTGTAAATGGTTCTGCTGTTATTGGTAAATCTAATACCACATAATTATCTACCCAACTTGTACTATATAAGCTGTGGTGAAATTCATTTATAACATCTTGCAATATGCTCAGATTTTCGCTTAATGTATCTATTCTACCTAATCGCTCTTTATTAGGAGCATCACCCAAATCTTCATTAATCATATCTAAAACATACAATGTGAAATTATAGGTTAATACACCTTTATCTACAACCGCCTGTCCTGGCTCTGCATATAATATAATATAATCTTTGGCACCAAGTTTATTTATATCCACTTCATCCATAAAGCCACTATGAAACGATTTAATTTCATAATGCTTATCTGCTATTGTTTCTAAAAACCCTACTACATTTCTAAAACTTATCATAATTATTGTTTTGTTTTGCGTTATAATCTTGAGTATATGCTAAATAAGTTAATACTTCAAGTATTTTCAATTTTGTTATTTTATTTATGTCTAATATACTATTAGATAAACTATAGAGAATGTTATACCATCCCCATTTGCTCTGCATTGTTACACCTTTTGTGGTTTCGTTTCCTGTGCTTTCAAATAATTGAGCGAAGTCCTCGCTAATTTGCTTCCTAAAGTCAAAAAAAAACCTAGCGAATTTAATGCTATATCCATTGGACAATCTTTAAATAACTCTTCTTTAAATTGGTCAGGGTTATAACTTTCTATTGCATACCTTTCACCTCTTTTAAATGAAATCCGTCTATATAAAATACTCATTATAATATGTAAATTTTCAACAGGTTCTTTACAATATGTTTCTAAATCTATGTACTCACCTGTAGTAATTTGAGATAAATTAGGACAAAAACCATAATCTTCATTTTTAAATTTAAATATCTTTTTAAATTCTTCTTTATGAGGTTCTGTATCAATTAGCTTTTTAATTATACCCATTATCTCTAATAAGTCCTTGTAAGCCATTTTCTTTATTACCACAAGCTGAGTGCCACATAACAAGGCTAAACTCTTTAAAACCTTTGTTTTCTCACTTCCTTTACCCTCTTGAATCTTTACATACTTTTGATAGGTTTCTATTGTTATGTCAGACCACCTATCGGGTATTGTTAATTTAACTTCCTTCATTACTAATAAATATAAAATGTTATAATTCGTTTTTTATTCTTTGTTCTGCTATTTTAAAATAGTCTTTGTCTAATTCAATTCCTATAAAATCTCTGTTAGTATTGCAACAAGCAACGCCTGTTGATCCACTTCCCATTGTAAAATCTAATACTGTTTCCTGTTCTTTTGTATAAGTTTTAATAAGATATTCCATTAATGCAACAGGTTTTTGTGTAGGGTGTACTCTATTTTGTCCGTTACATTCTTTTTTATCTTTATTGTAACTTAATATTGAAGTGGGAAATCTATCTTTGTACACTCTCCCTGGTTTTTTTTTACTATCAAAATTACCATTTTCACTATGAATATTTTTAAATTTCCATTTACTACTGTCTAAAATTTTTTTTCTTGGTGTTTTTATTGGATAGTAATTATGTCTTTCATTAGCAAAAACAGAAATAATTTCGTGTTGCTTCATTGGTCTATACCTTACTGTACTTGCACCAACCCCTCTTTCTTTGTCCCAAATCCAATCATATTTATAATTTTTTAAATTACTCATTCTTAAAGCACTGCTAAACGGCTCTGATCCAAACAAAACAATTGCACCATTTTTTTTAATAATTCTGTTTAACTGTTCCCACATTAAATCAAATGGAATAACATTATCCCATTTACAAGCAGTAGTTCCATAAGGTATATCAGTTATAATAGCATCAATACTTTTGTCAGGTATTGACTTCATTACTTCTAAACAATCTCCGTTATATAGTTTCATAATATATAGTATTTACCACTATGATTTATAGATAGCTTATTTAAGCACAGATAACGCACCGCATCTACCAAGTGGTCATTAACTTTTACAGGTACATTTAAAACATCGCCATTTTTATCTGTCGCCCATTTGTAGCTACGAAATTCTTTAATAGCATTAAGACTATCCTTTGTAATGTTTAGCTTATATCTTCGCATTATATCAATTCCTAAATGTATTCCTGCACCCTTTTTAGCAGGTTTTATATTAAACCCTTGCCTATATATTTCTTCAATAGATTTAGGTTCTGCTGAATCGCCTATAATTTCTGTAGTCCTATCTATGCCAAGTTCTTTCATTTTATTAGCAAGATCAGTATTAGTTAATCTTTTTTCATATAGTAGTTCTCTAATGTATAAGCTGTCATCTAATTGCCTTACCTCTACTAATGCAGTAGGACTATTAGTAAATCCAAAGTCTAAACCATAGCCAATCAATCTACCTTGCACATCATCTACTAAATTAAACTGCCTAAATATCTGTGTACTAACACTACCAATTTCACCCATACCATAAACACGCCAATACTCAGGATCAAGGTCTTTTAATCTTTCTATCTCTGCTATTGTGTCTTTGTCTAAAAATGGATTAGCTAAATATGTTGACTTTAAAAATGTGCAATCATCTCTAGTAATTACCTTTTCATATATCCAGGAATAAGGATCAGATGGATTATAGTCAAGATATATTTTTCCTGAACATCTTAAAGTAAGCTGCACCCAAGATTCAAAATCAAATTCATTTGCTTCGTTAAGCCATAAATAATCACGTTTACGCCCTCTAATCTTCTGCGGTTGATCCACACTAATAAACTCTAATAAATTGCCATTAAGCATATAAGATAGTTCAGACTTATTATGATTGGCTTCATTATATAATTCTAACTCTTTAAGAATAGAAATTACATCACGATATGCAGTACCCTTTAATGCAGGTAATGTTTTTCTACATATTGTAAATACTTTGCCTGTTTCTTCTAAACACTTTACAATAAATAACTGACAAAGCGAGTAGGTCTTAGAACTTCGTGTACCCCCTTGTAAACAGGTTATTCTAGTTTCTGAATTGTATGCCTTGTGAAAGACATTAGTTGTTTTAATCTTTGCCTGTGTCAATCACTTCTATTTTAAGTTCTGTTAATGGTTTATCGCCACTTGTAATAT